GACAATCCACCATAAGTGATTTAGCGGTAGAGTCTTGTGGGTTTTCGTCTACCATCTGCCGAAAAAACCTGTGCGTAGTTAACGCAAGTTCACGATCATCCTTGGCTTCGGAGATCAGGTCCTTCGCAATCTTCTGAATCCTGGTGGGGCTCAGGTGTGCGGTTTTGGGTACATAAGGTGAAGGCATATCAGCTTTCCTCCTTAGTATCTAGTTCGTAGAAATGTTTTTTGAGATACCAATTAACTAAATTATCCCACTCGCCAAGTGTTAAATCAAGCCCAAAAGGCTTCCATCCAAGGGGTTCATTGCTTAGAATATTCATGAGAGTACGTCGATATTCATAATTTTAGCAGTATGTACATTTACACTTTCCGGCATAATGAACTGAAGCTTTGAGTCTAAAACAGCAGCGAACGCCGTCACAGTCTCTGGATGATTTACATCAATCTCTACTCTAATAGACAGCCTAGTCTCTTTTCTAGGGCTAGGGATGTTTATTGTTTCTACTTCTGCTTTTTTTAGAGGCTTTTTCTTTTCGCCCCATACCCAATTCATAGCCATGTTTTATCTCCTCTTAGAAAACTTTTCAAAGTCCTGGTCATCGTCAAGCTCTTCTGCGATGTCCCAATAGTCTTCTGTCTCGTTATTATAGGAGAATGTTTTGAGCTTTGCTTTACTTTTTCTGCGGTTGTTTCGTCGAGCGTTCACTTGGTCATGAACATCATCATCAAAGTTCTTTCTAAATGTATCAGCCATACTAAAAAATACCGAACTGGTCTTCATCTTCTTCCGGCTCGTCTACGTCATAAGCAAAAGTTATTTCCGATAATTGCTTAGACACTTTCCCCTCCATAGGAAACGACATAGCCACCTCTTCCTTCTTGTGATCCCAATACATGGTAGCACACTCATGGTCCTCTTCCATCATGTCATAAATCATATTATACAAGCAGCAATTCTTGTAATAATCCATGAACTGAGGATCTCCTGCGGTGTAAGACTCCTCTCCACCATTCTGGTTGATCCAGAAGAGCATCTGTGCTTCGGTAATGTAAAGGCCGTTGCTATCTACGAGCAGCGGAACTCTGAACTCATCCATGATAAAAAAGTGAGGAGGAAGGCGACGGGGGAAAACCTTCCTCCTCTGGAAGTGAGGGACCAGCCCTCAGTTATATCTAGTGGGGCTGAGAGCTTGCCCCGTAAAGTTTTTATCAGTTGTTGGCGAAGTTAGCAGCAAGGTCCCACAGTTGGCTGTTAAGCTCAACGTCCCTGGAGATGCTGGTAATCTTACGGGCCTTACGGCGCGTCTTAGGATCGACCCAGCCAGCACGAGTGAGATTCTCCTGAGCAATGTTGTAGGAGGACCAAAGGTCGATCTTGTCGTCCTCTACGCGGCGAGCGGTGCCCACCTGATTGATGGTAGCTTGATCCGGGTTCTCCCAACGAAGAGCAGCAGCCTCAGCGAAGAACCTGTTCTGCTCATGCAGGGCGAGGTGACGCCTGTTCCAGTTGTCACGAGTCTGGTAGATCTCGTTCGTAGAGGCAACCAGCTTCTGAGAAGCAGCGATAACATCATCAGGCGAGTAGCCGATGTGCTTGACCTTGACCTTGCCGTAGTTCTCATCACCGATGATGAGACCGTTGGAGCACACCATGCGGAAGATGCCAGCGTGCAGGTTGTAGGTCTGGAGGCCATTGTGGCTGTTGACAATCAGTAGCTCGACGAAGCTGTCGCCCACCTTGGTGCGCTCCTCAACCTTCTGACGGCGCATACGGACGATGTGCTTGGCGTGAATGTCTTCCCACTTGCGGGAACGGACCTGCTTGGCATCCCAAGCTTCCCAGCCATCCTCCTGAAGCGTCTCGATGACGCTAGTGGTGGGGATGAAGGTGTAGCGGTCAGAAGTCCGCTCCTCGCTGGGGCTGGTGGCGAACACGGCGGGAGCTTGGCGACGGAGCATGTCTTCGTTGATAATCATGGTTCTGTTTTTTGGTTGAATGTTGCGCCCAAAGTAGGCGTCGATGGAGCCAGTAACGAGTCGGCTCAGGTCTCTTTCGTATGCCATATTATACCTCTTCTGTGAATACTTGCAACGTCAAACACCGATTACTTTGCGAAGTTCGGCAAATTCCTCACCTAAGAAGCCTTCGTAAAAGGACTTACGTTGGAACTTCTTCTCACCAAAAGTAAACCATCCTCCACTCTGCTTCACGATTCCGTCCACTACAAGGAAGTCTAGGAGCCCTTCGTAGGGGTCCAGGCCCTCGTCATACATCAGCTTGAACGTAGTCTCGCGGAATGGGATGGATACCTTGTTCTTGGTGTTCCTGAGCCTTCCCTGGATACCGATGATCTGCTTGTTCTCGTCCTTGATGAGGTCAGAGGTCTTGTTCGAGATCGTCTTCATGTTGACGCCCAGGTAGTATTCAAGGCTCTTGCCTCCTGCTGCTTGGGTCTCTGGGTTTCCATACATGACGCCCACTTTGTTACGGATCTGGTTGATGACCACTAGACCCACCTTGTGCTTGCGTAGCAGAGGATTGATCTTGCGGAGACAGGCACCCGTGCTCTTGGCCCTGACGGCTCCCTGCATGTTGTTCCCGTCGTAGTTCTCTGCCTCGAATTCTGCTTTACTTGGAGAGACAGCGATGCTATCATATGCGATCACGATAGGTGTGTCTGCGTCTGTCTCCCTGATGGCCTTGATCGTGTCCTCGATGACCTGAAAGCAGTCTTCTAACGTGTCGGGAGCAGCGTAAATCAACTTTTTAGGATCTAGACCAAGGCTCTCAGCAAACTCTGGGTTATAAGCGTTCTCAGAGTCCACCAGCATGGCGTAGTAGCCCTTCTGCTGCGCGTCCTTCAGGATGTGCGTAGCGAACACGGTCTTGGCTGTGGATGCCTCGCCCATGAACTGCGTGATCATGCCGATGGGGATGCCTTTGGTGTAGTCCCCGCTGATAACACGGTTGAGGGCGTAGCTTCCTGTGGAGACGAAGCCCATGTCTGTAATCTGATCGGAAAGGAGGCCCGCGTTCTTGAGCCTATCTAATACTGTTTTATCCATGCTATATTATAGACTTTTGACTTCTTGGGCATCTAGGTTTCCACTGTAAACCACATGCTTAATTCCATATTTGTTTATCAGTGCTTGGCAAGAAGGACAAGGCTTCGCAAGTAGACCGTTAGCACGATACACATAGATCGTGGCCCCCTTGATGTTGATCCCTTGACGAATAGCCTTGTATATTGCATGGCTCTCTGCGTGGAGTGTTGAAAAAGCACCGGAGCCATACTTAGGGTGGGTCTTTCTGGTATTACAGGCTGCAATTAATACTTTGTTTCCTTTAGCAATTGCTGCGCCTACCCTGAAACGGTGCTCTGATTTCTCAGATTGTCTGACTGCCGCCCTCATCGGCGGCACGGACAGTCGATACTTCATTAAAAACTTCCCGGTCGGTAAACGCCAACGCCAGAGATCTTGACCCTGGGGGTGACGTTGCCCATATATCGTTCAAGAGTGCTAGGCTTCTCTCGCTCAGGGTCACAATCCAAGCAGCGAGCTTCCTTCTTGTCTTCTTCATAGTTCTCCATAGTCATGAAGACAGACCAGAAGGCATCACACTCTGTGCAGTAAAATTCGTAATCAGGCATCAGCGATCATCCCCTGAGCCACCAAGGACTCCTCTTTCTTTCCTGTCTCCAAGCTTCATGATGTTTACTCTAGCTACGGTCTCAAGGTCCGTGCCTAGCTCCGTTGCGATCTGTGCCACATACCATAACACATCACCTAGCTCCTTTGCAAGCTGATCAATATCATTTACATCAGCTTCGCCTCCTTTGTCTCGAAGGATCTTCTTGTACTTGTTACAAAGCTCTCCTGCCTCACCTGCTAGGCCGAGGATTGGGTAGTTAAGTCCTTCGGGATAGATTGCGGTTTCGTTTGCTTGAATTTGGTAGTCGTTTAATTTCATGGCTTATGATAGATTTTTTTACGAGGTTCTCTCTAGAACTAGGAGACCGTTATTGTTTGTATAATGCTTTTTTACTTTCCAATGAGGGTTTTCTTTCAAAAACTCATCAATAGCAAGCATAAGTCCTTTGTGTGATCCTCCCTCTCCCTTTTCTCCAAAAGTTACAGTGTCGTGGAATGCCAGAAACTTTTTTGCTTTGTTTCCATGTAAATCAAGCTCTTTTTTAAGTTGATCATACACATGCCAAGTATCAATAAAAAGAAAATCGCAGGGATCAATTTCTATTTTAGTCGTATCTGCTAAAATAAACTCAAAATTGATTTCTTCTTTTTTGGCGAAATCGTAAGCAATATCAATGCGGTTATTGTATTTGTTTGGGTCTTGAATATCCATCGACGTTAAACTTTTTGGTTTACCAGCTAAAAGAGCAAATGTAGATACTACCCATCTAACACCCATCTCTACGACTGAATCGCTTTGACTAGCCAGTTCTTTCAAAACAGGAAGATGTTCATTAATGTCTGATGGGGTATCACACAAAAAAAGGTATATGTCTTCTAAAGTATTTTTCATTTTTTTATTCATCTATGTACTCCGATTATATGGTGTGAATATCTAGCTTCCGCTTTCCTGCAAAACTCTTGATACATTATACCGTCCGACTGTTCGCTTTTATCGTACCAACCTCCAAACTTTCTCCAAAGTTCTGTTTTCATCACTAGTTGCATTGCGTCAATGTTTTGATGTACCGCAGGAAACCCGTCCAAAAGAACATAATCTTTGGGGTTTTTCGTCCTGTACATTCCTGTAGATTTCCTTACCGTTCCTTCTAACAAAACAGGACAAATAATAATGTCATCCTCAAGCTCTGATATACCTTGCAGCACATCTCTGTCTAACAAGTTGTCTGGGTTAAAGTGTACGATATACTCCCCTTTAGCCTCCTTGATCCCTAGATCTCGTAGGCTGTGGCCCCAATCGTTGTACCGAGTTTCAGTTTCCTTGACCGTGTAGTCTATTTTGTGATAATCATAGACTGACTTAAAACTTTGAGGGATGGGCCTTGAAGTTGGGCCGTCGTGATACACCAGTACCTCGAAGTTCTTATACTTAGAGCACAGAATAGAGTCCATACCTTCTAGAAAGGTTTCATCAGGTATCACACCATCATAGTGAGGTACAATTATACTAAACTTCGGCTGTTTCATTTCTGTTAGCTAGGACTTCGTTGTATAGGTCGATTCGCTTCTCAACCATCTTATTCATATCAAAATTCTCTTCTGTAAGCTGGTGTAGATTCTCTCCCATACGCTTAACCATGTCAGGCTTCTTAGCGCATAGAGTTAGAACTCTCACCCACTCTGAGATACCTTTCTTGTGGTCGATGAGGAAGCCTGTCTCGCCGTCCTTGATCCACTCGTCGTAACAGCCTACGTTACTGGCTACTAGAGGAATCTTGTACCTTCCGCACTCAGCTACTTTTATTTCAGACTTACTGTCATTGAAGTTATTCATTTCCAGGGGAGCTAGAGCAACATCCATATTAGAGTAGAACTGTCCGTACCTGTCAGGTTGCAAGGCGTAATGTATGTTCCAGTTCTTACCGCCTTTAAACCCACGAAGGATAATGTTTTGATAGCTCTTCCAAACATCTACCTGCCAGTCCTTTGTTTGCGCTGGAGGGTGACCGTAGAAATCCCACTGGCAGTTCTCTCGTCCAACTCTTTGGTTCACTAGGTGTGGGACTCCAGAGAAATACTTTAGGTCTTGCTCATGGTGAATGCCTCCCACCCAACCAAAGCGAACGTAATTCTTCTTCTTAACTTTCGTTTTGGGTAGATTCCAACAAGGAAGATTATAGTCAATAGTATTCTTTACTATAGCTAAGGCGTTCCCTTTCCCGATGTACGGCTTAACTCTCTCAGCAAACTTTCTTTGTGTGACTGTGACGAGATCAGCGTGGCTGTAAATGAACCCTGCGATCTCTTCCAGGCCCTTCTCCTTATAGACATCGTATAACCTATGCCCTTCGTAAATGTTAGTTAGAAGGTCATCTGTGTCGTAATGAACAAAGCAACCGAACTCTTTTGCCTTACCTACAATTCGTGCCGTGTAAGGTCCACCAAAATTAGACAGGTTCTGAGTGAACACAATGTCTGCCCACTTCATGTTCTCGAACTCCCAGTTCTCCTGCCACTTGCCTGTCTTCTCGTCAATACCCAGGGGATTCTTGTCCCACCTAATTTCTACCTTGTCCCCATGAAGCTCTTCTAGCTTACGCATAGGACAAATAATTCTGTAGTAAGCACACCCACCTTCATTGGCAGGAACACAAAGGATCTTTAGTTTCTTTTCTTCAGTCATAATAAAAAAGGAAGGCACCCCGTCAGTGCCTTCCTATTATAGTCTAATACCAATATATTAAATTCAAAAGACAAATATTAGACTAGTTCTTCTTCCTCTTCAGCAGCAAGTTCACTTGCCTTAGAAGTATGTGCAACTCCGATAGCAGCAGCTACACCGTGAATGGTGCCAGCGATATCGACATTGCTGTCAGTCGGAACCATAGCCTTGATAGCCTTGGCATAGTTCTTACGCTTTCTGCGGCTAATCAGAGTCAGCACACCTTCCCAAGCAGCGAGGCCAGGAATGAAGGTGGCACCAAGACCAATCAGTGCATCAAGAATACCTGGAACATCGCCCTCACCAGGAGAGAAAGGAACATAAGCACCCTCCTCAATAAGGTCGTCACGATCAGCCAGGACAAGCTGGGTGCCCTCAGGAAGCTCACCTACCACGCTGGCGGGTAGAGTCTCAAGCGGGACTGGCTCCATCTCAGCGCCCTCTACGAGTTGCGATGGAGTGGTTACAATAGTGTCCTCACCGAAGAGGTCACTCAGTAGTTTGCAGGAGGTGAATCCCGTCATGATGACGAGAACCGCTGCAAGGGATAGAATAAGATTTTTCATAATCAGCTTTGAAGTTTAGAGAGATAATCCCCGTCCGAAACATCTTCATCGGGACCGTTGGGGTTACTAAGTTCGGGAAGCCCAGTAAGAGCCGCCACCACTTTCTTGTACTCCTCGTAATCCTCTAGCTTAACGAGGGAGTGGATGTCATGAAGGCTGTCCATAGCAGAAGCAACCTCAGCTTTAGAGCCAGCAGGAGAAGACTTTGGACGCGGGGCCGACTGGTCGTACTTGGGCCACTGTCCTTCCATCTCCTTGATGATCTTGAAGTCGTGCCCGTCAGCAAGATCGGTAATGTCACCGAAGTCTTCGTCGAGCATGGCTGCAATAATCTTCTTGAACAGAATGACACCAACAGAGAGGATCTTGACATCCCCAGAGTTGCGGTCAAGAATGTTCATGTAGTAACGAGCGCGAGGCTTAATCTGCCGCGCAAGGTCTTCGTCTTCCTTCTTACCCGTCTTCCACAGACCGTAGTACAGGTCGCACAGAGGGCAAGCCTCACCATGCACCTTACGGCAGTGGTAGTTCTTGGTGTTCCCATCAGGACCCGTCACGCGGTGGATCTTAGTCTCCGCATAGAACTCATGGTCCTCATCCTTTCCAGGAAGAATACGGACAGCGTTGCTGCCCTCAGGGATTTGGTAGAACTTGTTAAGGAAGTCCGAGTTGTTGGAGGTAGTGCCTCCACCGTTAAGTTGTTCGTGTTTACGCCGTAGTGCTTCTAGATCAATAGCCATAGTAGTTTCCTCAGTTGTATAGTTTAGTTTCTGCGCGTCGGTTGCTGGACATCTGTACAATCATGTCCTTCTTATGCTCAAGAGCCCGACACAAACCCTTGAGAATCTCGTACCTGAACGAAGCTTCGTTCAGATCCTTGCTCGCTTTAATATAAGCCTCATCGCTCATGACCAGATCATCTAGGTCTTTTGCTGTAAGCTTAACTGATGATGCGTTCTTATGTCCTGCCCGCAGCTTGGCGGTAAGGGCGTTCACATCGGTGTTCAGATCATTGTATTCATGCTTTGCAGATGCCATCAGTCCATGATAGTAAGAATACATGGAAGCTTGATGAGACATCTCTGTTTCTATTTGGTTGTAGTTAACTTTAGAGATCGCAGCAGAGATCTCCTTGTAGTTGTCCCAGTTGAAGTTTTCTAGTAGTTCTGAAAGGTCATTCATAATTAGTATCTGTTTGGAGTATTTCCTTGCGACCCATTAGAGTTCGAGGACCTAGAACTTTCAACAGTATTCGGGTTATTCTCTCGCAAAAAATCATCCGAGGTCAGAGGCATGTTCATATTAGCTGGTCTTTTCTTCGGAAACTTCCTTGCGTACTCCTGTGCAGTAACTATGGTTAGGTTACCGTTGGGGTCGGCGGCGATATAATCTCCTGGCTTTCCGCGAGAAGATAGCTTTGCTGCATTGTTTTGGTTAAATGCACAAAGACCAAACTTTTCATTAACTAGATAAAATCTTTGCGACTTGGTTTCTCGGACAAGGGAGTCCGCAGGGATAGTTGCGAAAGTCCATTGCCCAAATCTTATTACAGAAATGCGTCTTTGGTTTGGAGAAGGCTTCTGAAATACTTCATAGGATTTTAATCTGCTCATTTATAATCTCAAATAGTTTTGGGTTAAGGTTTATTAGCGTTAGCCAACCTCTTGAAGTTAAGGTAGTGATCTCCTCATTAGTGTGAGCTTCCACTATACCTGTGTCTTCGTTTCCCCCTAGTCCACAAAGTTCAAGAACGATATGAGTAAGCTCATGTACCAGGGTTTCTCTGGCAGTCTCATGGTCCATGTCTTTCTCCAAGGAGATAATCCCCTTATCGAAGTCTGCGGAACCATAACACTTCTCACTAGCTTCTCTCAATCCTCTCTTGATATTTAGTCTGTACGAGCGATATCCAACCAAAACTTCTGTGATACCTTCCTCAACCAGTCTATCTAGAATATGATGCTCTTTCTTAGTCGGCATTAAAACCTCCATCAATCTCAGTCATCCTAAGTGTACCATAATCAACACCCATATGCACGGAGAACCTCGGCCTTCCGTTACGGGACTTGATTACATACGCACGCATGACCCCATTATCAAACTCCTCTTCTGACTGGTTCAAGGACATAGCGAAGTCGCAGGTACGAATCTTTCCGTAGCTATCGCCTAGCTCTGCGTCAGTGATGACCTGAACCATACGTCCCTGCCTGTTAGTCTGCGTTGCAGTCCAAACAAGGATATTGAACTCCATAGCCACGCCCCTAACCTCTTCAGCGATACGCTGCTGCGCAAGGTACTCCTTCTCAATCTCACGCACTGGGCGCATAAGCTCAAGGTAATCAATAATTACAAGATCGGGGCTGAACTCGTCGTAGTTTTGTAGCTGAACCAGAAGGTTGCGGACGGTGTTCGATGACGCCTGACCTGTAGGGAACTCCTTAATTACTAGGTCACTGCCTGGGAACCGCTCCTTGAACATGTTGAGCCTCTCCTTGACAGTAAGCTGAGAGGACGGATCCTTTAGCTTGAACTGCGGAACAAGCGTAGTCACCGAGTCGAACCGCTGCGCGATCTTGTCTTCGCTCATCTCCAGGGAGACATACAGAACCTTCTGCCCCTCCATCATCGCCTGGACACCCTGGTTGACTAGGTACAGCGACTTGCCCACACCAGGAGGGGCTACGACCATAGCAAGCTCCTTCTTGCCTAGACCTCCTTCCAATGACCTGTCGATGGAAGGTAGCACAGTCTTGTACTTCTCCTTCTTCTCCTCATTGAAGGTGCGGTCCCACCGCATATGGATGTCCGAGAAGTAGTCCTGTCCTGTGTCCACATCTCGATGGACGAGGAGGGCCTCCTTTACCAGAGCCTCAACCTCTTCCATCCGGTCCTCTTTGACCAACGAGATGCTTTCCGCGATAGCAGACTTCATGGCTTCCTTCTTGGCGAAGGTCTCCACGATGTCCAGCATGTACTCCGAGTTACTGATCGTGGCCTCATCGAGACCGTTGATGTAAGTAAGCTCGTCGTCATAGTCTGACACGCTTTCCCTGGACCCAAGCTTATCCTTCACATCTTGTAGGATGAACTCGTCCGTAGGCAGCTTGCCATACTTTTCATAGTAGTTACGAACAGTTGTAAAGATCCGCGCATGAGACGGATACTCGAAGTGTTCCGGCTTTACGAGGTTGACGATTTGCAGGTAGAAGTCCTTGTCAGACTTGAGAAAGTAAAGGATTCCACGCTGAATGTTGTCAGAGAAATCGTAAGCCATTTTTATTTGTTCTTATTCGGTTTAGTAATGTCTAGTTTAGTGCTACCAATATCTTTGTAGCCTCTTTCATTGGCTATATCATAGGATTGCTGGGTCAGCTTTTTCGATACTTCTCGTTTTTTAGAAGCCTCTTCGTCAGTAACCCTGCTTACAAGGTTATCCTCTGCCATCTTCTCATAATTAAAGCTCATAGACTTGTAACGAAAAGATTCATCATTCATCGCATCCTTAGTTTCCTTAATACTTCTATTTAGGAATCTATCTCCAGCGGTCTTATCATATCCTTTTTCAGCGTGCCTCTTA